CCGTTTTTCGCCTTCCTGCTTGGGCTTTCGAGAATTTTGATCTCCCGTCTAGGGATTTGATTCTTTCGGAGGACCACGTTAGAGCGACTCGTCGCGGGGCTCTGACTACTGAATTCAACAAGTGTATTCGCTCGCATCTAGAAAACTCCCTTTCTGTTCCCATAAATGATTACCGTATTGTGAATCATTGCAATGTCTTAAAAGATGCCTCTTACTTCCTGAGAACTGTAAATTCTCGGGAAGTTCAGCGCTATTCGGATTTTTAGAGGCGCCAGCGCCTCAGCTCTTTATGGTCGGGTACAAAGCGGAGGAGTGGAGCAGGAGTCAAATAGAATCAGCATTTAAATTACCATTACGATTCGACTTCAGCTTTAAGCTCGTTCCTCGTGTGCCGCCGCGTTTCGACACCGTGGCTGCAACGACTCTGCCGATGTACCTAGTTGATGCGTCCTTATGTTGTCCAAACCATAAAGATACGCTGACAGTGCTGGCTGGAGGATTTAAGCGCTTAGGTGCTAAGGTCCCTCCTTGTACATATAAGAAGCATAGGAAGATACTCCTTTATGCACGTAAATTCATTCATCCTTTATTCGAGACCTTCACGTCCGATCAAGTCCCCTCCGCGCTGGAGTGGATTGCCTCGGTCAACCAGTCTGAGAAACGTAAACAGCAGTTGAGAGAAGTGTTCCTTGACCTTCAGTCAGGGATCTTTCCTGCTCCAGAGTATGGTTTCAAAGACCCTCGGATATGTGAGAGTTTTGTGAAGGATGAGCCTTACGAAGAAGAGAAGCCGCCTCGGTGGATCAATGCTTCGATGGATATCATTAAAGTTGCCTTCGGGCCTTATGCAGACATGTGCATGCATCGTCTTGTTGAGAATAAGTCTTTCATCAAAACGGTCCCCGTCTCGGAAAGGGCGAAAGTCATCTGGGACGATTTAGGGGGCTGTGATGGTTGGGCTCAATCTTCAGACGCTACTGCCATGGAAGACCATTATGCAAATATGCCTGATGGCGATCCACGATATCGCATCTCCAATGAATTGATGATCCATTTGGGTGGAGGAACTCTAGTCACTCCCGAACAACTCACCGCAGTGAAGTTTCTTTTCCATACAACTCCCGGGTTGACTTCTGTACCGTCAAGTCTAACCGGTGAGATTTGGGATAGAATTAATCAATCTGCCACCATCAGTGACCTTTTTAAGAACGTCATGGATGGATACCGCGCCATGAGCATGCGTAATTTTGGCCATATCTTGGTCAACGCGATTTTGTGCTCTGGTGAGATGAACACCTCCTTTAAAAATGGGGCTAGCATGTTCACCATGTGTAATTATGCCTCGTTTCAAATAAGTAGAGGAGTTCATCCTTACTGTGTGTCCAAACATGAAGGTGATGATGCCCTCTGTGTATATTCAATGAAGGGTCCTGATCAGCAATGGTGGATAGATCATGGGTGGGTTGTTAAGGTTGAGTTTGAGGGTAAGGCAAATGAGGCCAGTTTCTGTGGCCTCGTCTTCGATCCGGTTGATTTAGTGTCCGTCCCCGACATCCGAAAAACTTTAGCCAAATTTGGTTGGACTCGCCGCAAGTATGTCCGGTCTTCTTATAAGATGCGCATGTCTTTGCTCCGGTCCAAAGCTTTGTCCATGGCTAGTGAGTACGTAGATGTTCCCATTTTGGGGGCACTTGCTCACAGGATGATCCAACTGACTTCGACGGTTTTGGTTCGTAAGTCGATTGTCGATTCTATGTCTCAGTATGAGCGAGAAAGATATATTTCTTCTCTCCAGACGAAGAATTGGCAACGCCGGCCTAATGTTGGAGTCTGTACGCGTCACCTTGTTGAGCGTTTGCAGGGCATTTCTGTGTCAACCCAATTGGAGATTGAGAGGCGGTTTTCTAACCTCTCTTTGTCCCCCTTTTCTGTTCCTGAGTTAGACTTTCCGGAGGTCTGGCGGAATAACATGACGCGTTGTTTTCCAACCGTGAGTGTCGTACCCCAGACTAACGTTGAGAGTCGTCTCGCTCTCATCGACGTGATGGAATCCAAGTGTAGGAAGGAGTTGCATCCCCGTGCCTTGAGGAAGGTCTTGCGGTCTTTTGATTTTCTTCGGCGTGGGGTATGTTAGTATAGTTTGGTCTCTAAGTGCAGTTGAAACCTGTCACCTTCTTAAATTGAGTGAAAGTTCCCTTAGCCTGCAGGTAAAAGGCACCTAAATATGTTCTTTCTTTAGATAGTTT